AATTACCTTAGTAGACTTACCAGAACTAATAGTAGGATATACACTACTAAAGAAATCATCTGCTAAATGGTTGGCAACGAACGCAAATTCGTCTAAGAATATGATGTTGAATGACATACCCCGAACAGCAGATGCAGAGGTTGATGCAGCAATGATCTTGGATTTATTTTCCAATTCCATAGATCCCTTGTTCCATGCAATGATACCCTGTTGCATCCACTTGGGTAAGTTCTCGTATGCAATCTGCAATCTACCGAGTAGATCTCGTGCAGTCTGAGCTTTGTTTGCAAGTATGCCTATGGTTACACTATCATTGAAGATGGCATAGTGTAGGAGGTATGATACCACAGTCGTTGACTTACCCGACTGTCTAGGCATCTTACAAATATTAAATCTGTTATTGTGGAAATTATTAACTAACTTTTCTTGAAAGTCATACATTTGAAAAGGCACTAGACCTTCATCCAAGTTGATGATCTTTACAAATTTCTGTGCAAAATATACAGGATCTTGGGCACACTTTAAAAACTCAGCAACTTGTTTCTTTGTAAAGTTCTGAGCAACGTTTGCTTTTTTTAGATTAGGATTTCCAAGGTATTGTTCATGCTGTATCATGATCTATCAGGGGTCAATTACTAATAACGGCTTTGTGGGATCTTTTTCACTAGGCATAAAGTATATTACTTTACCGCCTGGGTAAATTTTATCCAATTCTAACTGAACATTTTTCTTCAATGGTCTTGCCCGTTGAGGGAAGAACATTTGAAGCATTTTGGTCTGTCCTCTGAATATGAATGTAATGGTGTATGTTGCACCATACTTATTCAGTCTATCCCAGTTTTCTTCTCTTAGTGATCTGAAAGTCTTTTTCATAGAATTATTTATTATTGTCTTTCATAGTTTGCTTCAACATTTTCTGTAACTCGGATGTGCTTCCAACAAATAATGAATTATTAGTGACATTGGTTGTCTTGCTATCTTTCACTTCATCAATATCTTTCATTTTCTTTTGTAAATCAATTAATTTGTCTGCTGTATCTGCAACATGTTTTATTAATTGACCAGCAACTTCATACGCCCTTGCAGAATCAGATTGTTGTGCAACATCTAATGCACCATCCACTGCTTCTTGCCCTTTCTCAACCAAAGAATACAACTGAGCTCTACTATACTCATAGTCTTTTGTAATATCCTCTTTTCCAGATTTTATATTTTTAGGATTAGTTCTTGTAGGTTTATTGACAGGTGCTTTCATAATCTCAGCACCTCTATCGATGTCTAGAGTTTCATCTATTTCATCAAATGTTTCGTCTTCAATCATAAGTCAGAGTCCCTCCCTTGACTACTACTCCATACACTGCCATCACCAAAATCGGTGCGAGTTTCACCAAATCCAAAATCATCACCTTCAACAATTTGAATATCATCTTGTATATTAATTCTATGGACAAACACATCTGTATCGTGAGGTTTGATAGTGCTTCCATATTGAGCTCTCTTCACTTTCAATCTGTTGCCTGTTATAGAACTAATTAACATCTTCTCTTCGTCTATCTGTATGTAATCACCTTTTCTAAATGCAATGGCAGTATTGACATTGAATTCTGTTTTGATAGTATCAAATGCCTCTGTTGTTTTTGCAGCACCATCCTGATCATAGTCTTTAACAGCAACTGGTGTAGCTGTATATCTTTGTTGTCTAGGTGCAGTTTTGATAGATGAAGTGTCGCTATAGTAATCTGCCTGCACTTGTTTGATAAGTCCAGAAGTTCCCTCAGTACTATTATTGATTGGGCCAAATAGATATGTTTTACATGTAAAGTTTAGAGTGTATATCAATGCTCTTCTAGTAAGAAAATCATCTTCATAATTATCTTCCATCTGGATTGTCTCCAGAGTGATTGGCATATCTCTTTTTTCTCCGATAATATCTACAAGGTCAATTGTTAGATTAAATGCTGGTTGAAAATATGGTAGTATCTGTTCTAAAATCTGTATTGCATCCTCATTGAGTTTAGAAAGGATACTAAGTTGCATGTTAATATTATAAGGCACAGGCATAAATGCCTTGACCATCTTATTTGTTTTCTTATTGACAGACTTAAATGTCTGCATTGTAGAGACTTTTCTAGTTGCATCATAATTCATACCCATAACTTCAAAAGACATTCTGGGTAAAGTTAATGTAGTACCTACACCATCCTGATAGTCTCTACCCTGTTCTACTCTTGCTAAGAATTTTTGTTGTGGGCCATAGGATATAGGAACTTTGATAACACTTACCGTCTTACCGCCACTAGTATGTTGGATCTCAATGTTATTAAACAAGGTTCCGAAAGACACGATTGTCTTACGAATGATCTCATGATAGAAATGATTTGTTAACATAATATTACCACCTTATGAAACTATTTAGAATTCCCCAAAAGGATTTTTTTCTGAGAAGTCCAGAATCGTGTCTGCCTCTGATTCTATCTCATCATTACCAGCAAAAGCAATGTCAAATTCAGAGTCAACTGATAAGATTCTGTAACTTGCTCCAGCACCTACTACAACTTCACCTATTTGGAAATTACCACTAGGTATTGATACTTTAAGAATATTGTCTCTGGTATTCCAATGAGAAACATATGCCTCTGTACCACTGTCAAGACCTCTGACGGTTTCATTTGTTTCATACTCACCGAAGGAGTTGGATGTGACAGATGATATGGAAACAACAGCAGACGTAAATGTATATCCAGCACCAGCATTGCTGTATCTGATTTCAGAAACTGTACCAGCAGCACTAACAACTGCCTCTGCCTGTGCGTTCATCAATAGAGGTTCAGTCTCATTTGACTGTTGAATATACACAGAAGTAATACCAACTGTAGGAGTGAATGTATATCCAAGTCCACCAGTAGTAATTCCTACAGGGCCTAGTACAGCATCTGAAATTACAGCAGTTGCAACAGCTACTGCATTTGTAGATGTTGGAGATCCCCCAGTAAATACAACTTGTGGAGGCATAGTATACCCTGTGCCTGGATTTGTTATCAATATTCTATCCACTGACTGATTAGGAACACCTGATCTACTTGTCATTATGGCAACACCAGTTGCTTGAGTTCCTATTGCTGGTTGTTCAATAGTCATGATAGGAACTGAGGTGTATCCCCAACCCTCATATGCTATTGATAAAGAAGTCACTGAATTTAAAGCGACTGTAGCATCAACCACTGGATGTTCGTTGTCCATCTTACGAACAAAAGATGCCGTAGTTAATGTTTGTATATCAGTCTCTTGCTGAGTTTCTGATGTTGGAACTTGTTCTGCACTGGCAGTTCTTGTAGAATTATCACCAGTTAAGTTGATAGTTAGGTGATCTAAGAATCCTTCAAATGATGCAGTCTGACTAGGAATAAATCCAGCACCAGCAGTGTCAGCACCTAATTTGAGAGAATCGCCTGCAAAGAACATGATTGGGTTTGCTGTATTCAAACTGTTACTTACAGTTCCATTTACAGATATGGTTGCATCAGTATTATACTGTTCTACTCTGATGAAGTTCCAAGCATTTAGATTGAGTTGTGTAGTGTTTTCAATAGATCCAGAACCAGAAGCAAACACTATGTTTCCTGTCTCTCTGTAATATATCTTGAATCTATCAGTCCACATGACTGTTCCACCATTGACTGCTGGATCAAACTTAGTTGGATACAACCAGAAACTTAATGATAATCTACCATTACCACTATCTCTAGAATCCACATTGGTTGTAAAATGGAAGTTAGCACCAATAACATCTGTGATAGCAGTATGATGTAGAGAGTTGTTACCAAATTTAATCTGTGATGATGTGGTTAAATTAGGTGGAGTAAATGTTACAGTAGGAACACTAAGATAATTAGATCCGCTAGTTGTAAGAGTTACTGAGTCTATACCACCTTCTGCAATAGTCACTGTACCAGTTGCTTGGTTTCCTACTTTTGGTTTGAATATTTGTACTGACGGAGTTCCTAAGTAATTACCGTCATCTATTAGTGAAACAAACTGAACAGATTTTACGCCAGGAACTGTAGATGCTAGAGATACATATCCCAAAGCATTTTGATTATCATCTTTTTCTAGTTGTAGAGTAATGATATTACCACGAGTAATGATACCATCATCAACATCTTCACCATTTTTATCAGTCAATCCATCAGGTAGATCAATAACCTCATCCTCAGGCTCAAAGATCTCACATCTAAACTCATACATGAAGAGTTCATTTAACTGGTAGAATGGTACTTTTCTTTCAATATACTTGATTTCAAATAAAGCATTGTCAAGAGGTAGATAAATTAGATCACCTTCATTTGGAGTTTGAGCATTGACTCTCTCACTCTCTGGAAATAATTTCATGAAAGGTGCTATGAAATCATCATATCTCTCTTTGGATACAACCAGTGTGATTTCATCTTGATCTCTAACACCAAACTTTGTTAACACATCAGAAGGAGTTCCGAAACCATCTACGTTAGTAAGGTATGCTTCCAATCTAAAACTATCATCAAACTTAGACGCACTAATTTCTCTGATCACTGTGTTCTGGTTAATGATTTTTCTAGGAAGATACAATACATCCTGTCCGAACAACTGTAAGTGTTCGTTCACCAAGTCTTGAACTAGTCTTTGTTCACTTGGAGATCCATGTAAAAAGAAAGGTGATAAAGGCATTATCCAACAAAGTCTAGAGGTGGCATTGCATATTCTTGCATTAACTTCTCATCGAGTTTTTCCAACTCCATGACAGCATCATCATATAATTGTCTACCATTAAGTTCTAATCCGCCAGGCAATTTGACACCAGTAAACTTGATTAAGTTCTGTCCCCATTGACGTTTGATGAGTGCGGTGGTATACTGCTTAAGCCAGTGATCGTTATACACAGCAGTCTCGCTTTGAGGATCAACTATCCTAAAAGCATCTATGATTAGGAAATGATTATCAGTAAGTTCATTTACATTCAAGTCTAAGTATAATCTACTATTCTTTTTATTAAATCTTAGTTGAACGTCTGGATTAAGCATATAATCTAGAGTTTCTAGATATGATTTTACCATACCATAGTTGAGCAAATCGATTGCACCGTAGTAGTATAAATCATTAAGGAAGATCTGGTATTTAATATTGAACATCCCTGCCGATATGGTAGATGAGTCTGCTTTAAATACTTTGTTTATTCCAATAATACTGTCAGGTAAAGGAAGATAGTTTGCACCCTCAGTATAGTCGGCGGTTGCAAGACCACCATGCGTACTAGTACCAGTAGTTGTCGCAGCTGTTCCTTTCATAGCTGCTTTCTCAGCAGGGGTAAGTTTATGTTTTAGGAATACTCTATCAATACCTTCACCATGTCTCTCATGAAACAATTGAATCGCATCATCGATAAGATCATCAATCTGATCATCGTCAACATTGATTTCCAGAACTGGTTTTCCGAGTTTTCTAAGAGCGTATTCTTTCAAACCTTCTTTACTATTAGGTTTTGCCACAACTTCTCCACATTAGTTCTCCGAAGTATTTAGTTATATGAAAAAGTATTTTATTGATGAAGCAGAAACTTTTGCAATCAGTGATGAGATAGGAGCAAGAGTTGAACTCATGGGATGGCAGGAAATACCAATAGTTTATATTGATAACTTCTACAAGAATCCAGACAAGGTAAGGAATCTTGCACTCAGATGCCCAGGCACAAATAACCCAAGAGTTTGTGGCAATCTACCTGGCGTGAGGGTAGACATGAATATGAATCTTGATCATATGCACGAAATATGGCAACAAATAGCAGAGAATGTGTATGGATTAAAGATGGATGAAGTGAAGACATTTAAAGAAGCCTGCAATAATGTTCCCTTCTCCGTCAACGTAACCCAGTCAGAGTTCACAAATACATTACCTCATGTGGACTACCCACTAGAATATGATACAAGAGGATGGGCTGGACTAATTTATCTCAATAAACCCAAAGAATGTAAGGGTGGCACTGGGTTTTATACATACAATGGACAACAAGTTAATCCAGATCAAGATGGAATATGGAGGAAAGAACATGTTACCGATAGTGTAGGTCCATGGGAGTTGATACATTTATCAGAAATGAAGTATAATAGAATGATAATGTATCCAGATCAAATTCTTCATACGGCATATGACAAACCAGGCTGGTTTGAAGGTGACACTTATAGATTAGTTCAAGTATTCTTTATACCACTACATTTTCCCTCATGATTATCATTACAGGTTACAAAGGTTTTATAGGTCAAGCATTTGAAAAGAGATTTGATCCAGAAAATGTTTATAGAGTTGAACAAAGTGGTGCTTTTGATTTCTTAAATCAATATGATAAGTGGGATGAAGTAGAGATGATTCTACATCAGGGAGCCATATCAAGTACAACAGAGACAGACGTAAATAAAATTCACAAGTACAATGTAGAGTTCTCTATTGCACTGTTTGAGAAAGCAATAGAATATTCTATCCCAGTCAAATATGCCTCATCTGCATCTGTGTATGGTAAGATTCATAGTGAGTATGGATATCTGAAAGGAACTATCAATCCACTAAACTTCTATGCACTATCAAAAGCAACTGTGGATTACTGGGTCATGGATAATATGGATAGGTTTGAACAAATACAGGGATTCAGATACTTCAATGTATATGGAGAAGGCGAAGAACATAAAGGAGATCAAGCAAGTCCAATTAGTAAGTTCACCAAACAAGCTAAAGAAACTAAAGTAATTAAAATCTTTGAAGATTCTGAATATGCCTTCAGAGATTTTGTATGGGTAGAAGATGTAGTAGATGTCGTATTACTCAATAAAGCACAGAGCGGTATCTATGACATTGGAACTGGTAATCCAATATCTTTCCAAGAAGTTGCAGAGTTGATTGCCAAAAAAGAAGAGGCGGAGATTGAAGTAATCCCCTTCCCCAAACATCTAGAAGGTAAGTATCAAGAATATACATGTGCAGATACCTCTTGGTATCCACATGATTACACCTCTGTACCAGAGTACATGGGTATGTCGTAATTATAGTTTATAAAAGCAGTTAAAATATATTTGTCATCAGATATATTTTTATTAGATCCATGTGGAAATATCCAATTACATGGAAATATTAATATCTTTCCTCTTTCACACTTACATCCTATATTCCAATCAGGAAAGAATGTCTCTCCACCTTCTTCCACATCATTTAGATATATGATACAAGCAAAGAGTCTTGATATAGTTCCTCCTTCAGCTTGATCAACGTGTGTTTTAAATATACCTTCACCTTTAGGATAAACTCTGATTGTGTAATCTAATATTGCAAGATCTGCTGCTGGTAATACTGATAATTGTTTTCTGTAATTCATATATGCGTCTTGTATTACTTGAGTCATCAACTCCGCATACTTATGTCCAGGCTCAAACATGAACTGGGTACAATTTTTATGATCTTTATTTGCTAATTTACCCTTATACTCTCCATTGACAAAGTGTTCTACTTTGCCATCATCATGTTTATCTTTATTGTCCCAAAAATATTTTATTAACTCATCACATTTTTCCTGAGATAATACATCTCTTTCGACATATATCATATCAGTAATATTTTCAATCATAGAAGATCGCCAGGCATAATTCTATGAGAATCTGTATCCATATGTTCTGTACTAAACTCAAATAGTTCAGTATCTTCTAGTGCAAACATACGGTGTTTCAATCCTATAGGTACATGAAACTTATCTCCTCTTCTCAATATTGTTATTTCTGCTTTCTCTATATCGTCGTCCCATCCATGAAATAATTTTATCTTTCCACTCTGTACAAAAAATACTTCGTCTTTTAATTTATGATAGTGCCATGAACACTGTTTATCTTTTGCAATAAACAAAAGTTTACCACAATACTTCTCGCAGTTTGCGATCCACTTTTCATATCCCCATCCCTTCGGCACATACTTAATAGGTTCTGCAGCACGGGCATTACGAGGTCTTCTACTTGGTCCTAAAGAACTCATCAGAATTCACTCCTTTGTCATCAATAAAGAAATCAGCGTGTGGTTTACCTAAGATTAGAGTGTGATATTTACATCCCCAATCTTTAAGTTGTTTCTCTGTAAGATCAAATAATAGAACAGATGCCTTTGCACTTGCATCTGGATCATCACCAAATCGACCCATACCTCTTGCGGTAAAGTAAGTGATATAATGACCTTCATCATACAACTTATTTATGACAGCAATTCGATCCCACCATGGCATTGCCTTGGAGTAATCCCTACCCACAGTAGGACTACAAATAGTGCCGTCTATATCAACACAGTATCTCATTTTTGAACTTCCATATAATAAATGTCATTGAATTTGATACTTTCCATTTTGGCAGTAATTCTGAGTCCAGCTTCTTCAACCATTGGTTTAAATGTATCTACATCAGATCCACCTGAGTGAAGCTGTAAACATATTTTACCATCATCACTCAATCTTGTCGATAGTTGATTAAAAAAATCTCTATGAGCATCCCATTTTGGATCTAATAAAATTTCTGACAGGTGATCATCAAAAATAGTACTACCTATAACACTTAGAGCTTTTATTGCATCTTCTTCATTTTCAAAATGAGGAGGATTACCTACAACTAAATCTATTTTTTCATCTTCTGGTAACACTGAACAATTATCAGAGTGATATATTTTTGTGCGAGGAAAAACTCTACGATGATATACCTTTTCTGTGTCTATCATATCAATATGTTTCAATACAGAATTTTCAGCAGTCTTCTTTGCTACGTCTATCGCTGGTTTGAATTTATCTAACAATGTAAGACGATCACATACATTACAAGCCATCAATCCATAACCTATAAAACCAGGCCCACTACACCACTCCATGATGTGATGGACTCTGCCATAGTATTGAGTAACTAACTCTAAGTATTCTGGAAAGAAATGATCTCCACCTCCATTTGTTTCTGGTGTATAGAAAATATCAGATCCCTTTACTCTAAAAATATATTCTATCACTCTTCATCATCTTCAACTTCTACCATTTCTAATTCGTGAATCATATCATGAAATACTTCATGTTCACCTATACGATAGAGATGCTTCATCTCGCCTTTATTATCTTCCTTTTCTCCCAAGTATGCAATGTCTTCACATGTATGTTCACGCAACCACGCTTGCAATCTCATGTGCATTAGATCCGCTGTGCTGAGTGCCAGTTTGTCCATCGATTCCTCCGTATAATGATTCTATGTCCTGTTTGTTAAGATAGTAAGCGCCAGGGTGGGTTACTGAAATCGCAGCAGCTCTATTTGCTAAATCAATAGACTTCTGCATGTTGGATGTTTTTAGAAACTCGTAAACTAAAGCAGCTAAAAATGTATCTCCAGCACCGCAAACATCAAACACTTTGACTAATTGTGGTTGAAATTGTAGTCCATTCCACATAACACCACGGCTTCCCAAAGTAACAATAAGATGAGTGTCATTGGGTAAATGATCTTTGTCCAAGAGATCATATTCTTTCTTGTTTATTTTCCAGAATACATTATCTTTATGGAAAAGTCTACGCTTCTTGGTGTCTACGAATACTGGTCTGTTAAAATTGTGACACAGATGCCATAAGTCATCATCATTAAGGTATCCTTTGTCATAATCTGAAATAACAACCGCATCGGGATTCATGTGCATCATTGCCATTTTCAATTCAGCATTTGCAATCCTACCCACTTGTGGAGTTTCATCCAAACGCATCAACTGATAACCACTATTTGTATCTATGAATCTTGTTTTAGTTATCTGTTCCCTCTGTGAAAGTAGAACAGTATTAATACCAAACGCCTTGAGATTCAATTCAGTGTTTGCAGCCATGCCTGGCCTCTCTTCTATTCTAGTTTGATCTAGAACAGGGACAGGTTGTTCTGGACTGAGCCTAGTAGTCTCACCAAAGACATACTTGTCTGTACACTTATCACCTATGACAATTACGTTAGTCACGAATCCTCTTTATGAGATCAGTTGTTGAATAATTTAGACGAGGTAGGAACCTGACTTCTCTGGCATATTGAACACCAACTATGTCTCCTCCTCTCCAGTCATCACCTAGTAATAGTATATCAGGTGAATACAATTCTATCAACCCTTCTAATTCTTTTCTGTCATTAAAATAAAATACTTCATCAATATATTTTATCGCTTGTAACATCGAAATTCTGTCACAAAGATTATTGATGGGCTTAGACTCACCTTTATCTTGACGTATCTTTTCATCCGTATCTGTTGCTACTATGAGTTTATCCCCCAGAGACTTCCCTACTTTAAATAATTCTATGTGGCCTGGGTGTAGGATATCAAATGTTCCGTTACACCATACTATTCTTCTTTTCATTTAAGTGTATATATGTGCGAGAGGTATTCATTATGAGGAACTGAGTTTTTCTGATTATCTGGTAATGTGTTATACACGAAATTTTTAAGTCTCGGCACACAACTCACATCTTTTTTCCAATATTCTTTTGGATTAATTTTGTCAGTCATCAGTTGTAACAACCAGACTTGCCAGTTAGTACCATCAAAGAAAGAACCTACCCTCCCAGTTTGCACTGTCTGTTTATATGGGTTCTGAATCTCCTCTTCAAAGAAAATTTGTGAAGGAGTTTTTTTGTATTTAGATCTAACAAAATCCCAGAATTTTCCTTTCCTCTCTGTATATGAATAGTGCATACTAACATAATCTACAGCCGTTTCAAAACTAGCTCTCATCTTAGTATGGTAGAAAGGTGGATCTACTTTACAATTATAACTACATCCATAAATTGATTCTTCTAGATACTCAACACCTCTTATCATTAGTGCAAGTCCTGTACTCTCTAAAGGTTCAATGAACCCAGCAGAAAGACCAATAGGAACAACATTACCTCTCCAAAATCTACTAGCATATTGTGGTTTCCAATCTAATAATCTCATATCATCTGGTTTAATTCTGCCTTTCCAATGTTCTGAGAAAGACTGTGCAACTTTATCTGGATCAGTAATATCTTTATTGAAACAATATCCTGTACCTATTCTAGATCGAGTAGGAATCTTCCATATCCAACCATGTTCCTGTGCTGGACAGGCAGTATATGGATGTTGTTCACTAATATCTTTATACTCTACTCTTGCAGCCAGAGCAGAATTTATAAACAATCTATCACTACAATCTACATTCCTCTTTCCTATAAGCATCTGTTTCCAACCAGTACAATCTATGAATAGATCACCAGTAATTTTTGATCCATCATCTAACACTAGATGTTTAATACCAGAACATGTTATATCATCTGCTTGACCATCTCTAATAATATCTACAACATCAGATTGAATATATTCTTTAAGATAAGGTATTGTATTTTTCTGTAAAAATCCTACAAGTTTACCACAATCAATTTGGAAAGCATAAGAATCATGTGTGTACTCTGTTTCAATTCTATTAGCCATAGAAGAAACATACATTGGAGATATTTTTTTAAGATCATACTCATCTTGAAATGATGACCATAGATCATACAGAGGTGTTTTAGAATCACCTACACTTGTAAATGAAAATGGATGCCATATTGTTTTATCTTCTTTACCCCAGCCTGGAAATAAAATACCCGCTTTGAATGTTGCATCTATTTCTTCCAACCAATCTGTAGGTTTATATCCCATCATCTTCATGACATTTGGAAAACTCAAAAGAGTTGCCTCACCCACACCTACTCTCTCTGGTTCTGATTTATCAATTACAACTACTTCCATCATCTTTCCCCATCTACGAGCAAACCATGATGCAGTAATCCATCCAGCAGTTCCGCCACCAACAATAACTAGTCTTTTAATTCTTTTCATCTTTTGGCAAAATTAAAATTGAGTAA